GTTCTGAAATTTGCATTTATTTCTTTCCTCCCATGATTTTCTCTGCTGTGCGACCACCGAAGTAGGCCAACATAATTAACTGTCCCCACTCACCTAATAGCTTGACATAAGACTCATTCACATTGACGTTAAAAGCTGACATCATTGCAAACAAGAAGTAAGCACCCAATATAGCCACAAGGGTCATAGGTCGGATGTTCTTAGACAACCAAGAGTCAGAAGACATATCAGCCTTCCAACGATCAGTTACGTTCTGTTGCTCGACCTCGAAGGCCTTGGTGTCTATTTCCTTGAGTTTCAAAGCAAGTTCAGGGTTAGACTCAAGGGCCTTAGTGACCTCAGAGACTGAAGCAGGGACACCTAGCTTATCAGCTATAGCTTTGACAGCCATACCTCCTAGAGGGCCTCCTACGGCTGTTGCAAGGGCTGGAGCAGCCCCTTTGAGGATATTAAGAAGGCTGTCCATCGGTGTCTTTGTTCTCTACTACTGGTGAGGGAGTATTGCTGCCCTTACGACCTGAGATAGCACCCATAGCGCCTACGCCCATGAAGGCAATAGCTTTGAGGATCTCAAGGAAAACAGCATCAATAGGAGCTAGTTCATTCTTTTGCTCTTCAAAGCCAATGAGCCACAGGACACCAAAGGCAATGACAAGCACCATAACTGTGATGGATTTGACAACGAAAGACCAAGTATTGATCTCAATCTCATCTGCTGTCATCTTCGGCTTGTCTAGCCACTTTTGAATCAGTTCTTTCATATCTCTTTTTCTCCCTTTGTTCTAGTTGTTGAAGTGACTTTTCTACCCTAGCATTTAAGACTAGGTTGTCTATGTAGATAAATGCTGTGATTGGTAATGCGATGAAGCTAACTGAGGCAAAGAAGACCATTCCCCAAAAGTAGATCTTTGCATCGTAGTTCGATATATTTGCCATGCGGATAACCAGAAAATAATTATTAGACCTAAGATTACCCAATGAGGAACACAGCGGTCAACACGATCATTATCAGCCTTGATCTTGTCTATCCTACGTTGCTTCTCGTTCCTTCTATCACGTTCCCTTGTCTTCTTTTGTTCGTCTAAGATCTTAGAGTACATTGACTTATAGCGACTGTACAGAGGCCCTAGCTGTGGAGGAGCTTCGTTCATAAGCTCTACTAATTCCCTACCACACTTAACTAGCTTTGTCTCAATCGAGATAAGCTCTAAGGCTCCAATGTTGTTGTCCCCATACGAAGAACTAAACACCTTACGCTCTAAGTCTTCCTTGTAAGCTACCAAGTAAGCCTGAGCCTTGAAGAAGTCCCCTACGTGCTTGATGAACTGATCTACAATAGCGTCCTCATCAGGGATGTACTCTACGTACTCGTCCTTCTTGCTCTCAGCCTTGCTAGAACCTTCAGACTTTGTATCCTTCGATACTGGAAGTCCTGCTTGTGTATCCGCAGGTAAGAAAAGCCCTTTAAGCCAACCAAAGAATCCAGAGGCTTCCTTGATGATAGCCTTGGCATCTTCTACACCCTTCTTAATCCTTTGGATCTCTGCTTTGCCCTCGTTAAGCATCTCGCAACAAGAGCGTATGCCCTTGAGCGCACTGCCAAGCATGAGCATTGCAGAGATTGGATCAATAGCTTACTCCTCAGCAGCCAACAAAGGCTGTACTGCTTCACGCATCGCAGCGGTGCTAGACAACCCGGCTTTAGAACTCCACTTGCTTGGGTCTGCCATCAGTCTCAAGACCTTGTTTCTTTCCATAGCAGGAAGTTGCTCAAGGATATTAGCAGCCCCTCGTGGGTTCTTCATGGCTTGGGTAAGCAGATCAAGTGTATCTTTTCCTACAGCCTTCTCAAACTCTGACAGGACTTTGTTACCTGCTGTAGCCCAAAAGCTAAGGAAAGAGGGTAAACGAAGTACTGATGTCTGTTGTTTAACCAACTCAGACAAAGCTTTCTGACCTTCAGACACCTGTGAGGACACAGACAACTGAGTCAATCGCTTTTGAGCTTGGGTGTTCAAAGTAGACAGTGTTTCATCAGCCAGCTCTGTGCCAATATTGTAACGACCGGAGCCTAAAACCTTCTCCACGGCCTCTGGTGATTCATTGGTAACAAGACGTACAAACTCATCAGGGTTTGTTTTCCACAAGCGAAGAGCTTCAGCAGACAACTTACGCTCTGCAATCTTCTGCATCCCCTTAGAATAATCCTCAAGATACTTACGATATCCTGTACCGCCTGCATCCTCAATAGCGTTAACCAACAAAGGTTTGATGTCTGTCAATACTTTAGAGGCCAAGTTACGCTGTGATGGTGCATCCATGCCGGGACGGAGCTTCTGGATGGCAGCGTTAACTGAGTTCTTACGGATAGCATCCAAAGCACGTGCATCAATAACACCACCACTGTTAGTCCATTTAGCGATGTCATCAGCCACGCCTTGCACAGAACCTATGAGCACATCGTCGCCAGCAAAAGAAGGGTTCCTAGCGATCTGAGAAATGCTCTGAGCTATTCTTTCGCCTTCCAATGGCTTGATGCCGACATTACGCATAGCGTTAGCAGCTTGTTGGGCGAACCTAGATCCTTGACCTAAATCCAGAGAAGCTTGGGCAGCTCTGTCTGACCACTCGTTAAACGCTTTCTCAGCCAGTTCATTCTTGTAGGTATACTTACTAAAACCAACAGGAAGACCACGCTTAATCAAGTCAAGACGAGCAGAAGCCTGAGCAAGTTCACCTGCCTTAATTAAGTCACGAACCTTCTGAACTTCTCCGGCAGCTTCCGATGTTAATCGACCTGCTGTTGACTCGTATTCAGCAACTGCTTTGCCAAGGTTAGCGCGAGAAAGAGCAGATTCCCTAGCAGGAGTAGTTACAAAGTTAAGAGCATTCTTAGCGTTCTCAGCAATACGTCTAGTCTCAGCTGCGTTTGTACCGCCAGCTAAACCAGCCAGAGCGTTCAATGACTCATTCTCGCTTGCAAGACGGATCTTACGTACAAACTGTGGATCACGTTCTAAGACGTTGCTAATCAAAGCCTGCCATGTAGGATTCTCCAAAGAAGCTGTAATCTCAGCAACGCTCTGATCTGGAGATGCGTTCTTTAGCTTATCCAAGACAGCAGGAAGGTCTTTACCAAGAGATTCCCTTGCCAATTGTCCTGCTTTTAGCTGTGCGGAGGTGGTAGAAGGGGACACAATATCTGCCACCTTACCGATACCTCTAGCGAGTAGAGGAGCTACAACACGACCACCAGCTTCATAGGTAGCGCCTTCAAGGACGTTTCGCAAAGGTTCTGTAATCTGTGCAGTTCCTTCTCGTTGTCTCTGACCACCCAACAAAACATCAGCTTGCTGCATAAGCTCTTTGCTGATGCCATAACCAAGACCAGCCCCGCCAACCATCCCTAAAGGGCCTGCTGGAGTACCTAACAAACCGCCTGCTACAGAGCCTAAAGCTTCCACAGTAGGGGCCACATAAGGGCGTACAGCTTGATAAACAGATTCAGTTGTTGTAGGTCTTGGGTTGGTCAATAAACGAGGATCGTTAGCCATTGTAGGACGACCACGTTGTACCTCTTGTTGAGGTGCTTCATCTAAGAAACGGATACCACCTCTTGTAGTTGAAGCCTGAGGACTCTCATCGTCTAGAAAACGAATACCCATTAATTACTCCACAACGGCACGACGACCGCCAATAGTGATGATTGTTCCTTTTGGAAGGTTGGCTCGGTTAGCTTCTTCCACAGAATTAAAAGAATTACCTGTAGGCATTCCGGGCATCTTAGCTGCACGTTGTTTAGCTGCTTCAAGGTCTGATCGGATACGGTTCAATGAGGCATCAAATTCAGCAGGCTTCATCTTTGTGTCTAATGCACCAACAGCTGCTGTAAGTTTCTTACCTTCAGCGTCTGACAAAGCACCCATGCCTTTAAGAGCAGATACTTGAGGAATGAAAGTCTGAGCCTTGAATGTCTCCAACTGTGAAGCAAAACCAGCAGCGTTTGTTCCGGGAACGATAGACATCACACCGCCAGTTAGCGCACCAACAACATCCTTCTTACCGGGATGTTTAGCAATAATGTCAAGGGTATCCAGAGCACTATCAAACGCAGCCACTCGACCCATAGCTTGAGATTGTAAAGCTGCTTCTTTTTCGGCTGCTTTACCTTTCAAATCTTCAATCTTTTGCTCAATCAACTGTCTTTGAACATCGCTGTTAGCGTTTTTCAAGGAGTTGTTCATTTGGGCAATTTGAGCCATCAAAGCATTACGATCGGCTGCAATCTCTTTAGATGTTTGATTCTTTTCCTGTGCCATTTGTAATTGCAACGCACGTTGGGCTTGTCTTTCCTCAGTACGTCCTGCAATTTGAGATTCAACATTACGGTTATTAAGAGCTGCTTGAGCCAATTGAAAAGCGCCTTGCTGATCGCCTGCCTGAGCCAGTGCTTGTGCAGCTTTAGCAAGAGAGGCAGAATCGTTAGGATTTACATCTTTCATCACTGAGGTACGCAAAGACATCAGTTGAAGTTGTGGGTCTGTACCGCCAAGAGCACGACCTACGACATCTCCTGCACGTTGAGCACCTGCACCAATGTTAAAAGAAGCTTGTTCAACAGGAGAAAGTCTAGCCTGAGCTAATTGATTACCGTACAGCTGTTGCAACTGAGCCTGTTGATATTGCTCAGGTGTTGTGAATAGGCCTAAAATAGAATCTGTTGCCATGTTTATTTATTCTCCGTACCAAGTCTCACCAGCACCTAAGATACCAGCAAAAGGATTATTATCGCCCATGTAAGGAACCACGAAGTCACCGCTCATTCCGCCAGTAAAGTCTTGATTACCTCCGCCGAAGAGGCTACCAAAAAGACCGCCTAAGCCTGTGGATCCTGTACCGCCAGCACCTGTACCACCAAAGACACCTCCTAGAGCAGTACCTAATGCTTGGCTTTGTCCTAAGCTACCGAGAGCTTTAGCAAGAGGATTCAACTGGTATTCAGGGGTCAGGTAAGCCTGAGCAGCTGCCAAGTCTCCACGCAAGCCTAAGTTACCTGCATTAGCTCCAGCCTGAGCAGACTGCAAAGCAAGTTGTTGACTTAACGACAAAGGCTGTTGTGCAGCTTGTTCGATTGCATTTTGAGCAGCGAAACCAGCAGTGAAAGGATTGAAAGCTGTAGAACCTAGTTGTTGACCGAACTGTTGTCCTTGTTGTGTCAAGCCTAAGCCTGTACCGTACAATCCTGCGCCTGTCAACTGTTGACCTTGAGTTAAACCTGTGCCTTGAGACAACAAACCTGCACCAAGCTGAGCTTGCTGTTGAGCTGCTGTGTCTGCACCTGCTGCGATCTGACGCTGTTGGTTAGCCAAAGAGTTGTAGTAAGCAGCCATCTCAGGATTAGTAGCAGCCAAGCCACCAGCAGCTGTAGCGCCTGTAGCTAGACCACCACGTCCTGTCTGGAACAGACGGTTACGGATACCTGCAAGCTGTTGTTCTTGCCCCGGAGCCAACAAAGCAGTCTGCTGTTCAACATAACGCTGACGGATAGCTTCAGGAGATTCACCTAAATATTGCTGACCGAGGGAAGTTAAAGGCTGACCTGCTTGAGAAGCCATCAACTGTGACCCGAGAGCAGATACTGGTTTACCTTGTTGTGATGCAAGATATTGAGCAGCTAGTTCTTGTTGTGCTTGGCCTTGTGTTAAACCTTGAGTAGTCAGTTTAGCCAAAGCGTCTTGATAACCTGTAGCTAAAGCTGATGGGGTGTAGCCTGCCGATGTCAGTTGACCAGTAGTAGGATCAAATTGGAAGTTTGAAGTACCGAAGCGAGTAGTCGTACCTACAGGACGGAACTGGGCCATCTGTGCAGCGGAAGCGCCTGATTGTCTAGCCAAGTCAGCAGCCTTTTGAGCAGCTTCTTTGGATGTTTGTCCTTGTAAGACACCACCAGTACCTTGAATCAGAGAGGGCAACAAAGAAGCGAATAAACCTCCGTAGTTGATACCTTGTTGTTGCTGAGGCTGCGCAGCGTTAATAATAATAGGGGAACCTCCACCGCCAAAATAACCAGCAGTTCCTGTAGCACTTCCACCACCTCCTCCGCCGCCAGCAATACCGCCTAGAGCAGACCCCAGCAAAGGAGCATAGTTACCAGTAGCCAAACCTGTGAAAGCACCGATAGGATTAGAAGCTATGCCTCCTAAAGCATTGCCAGCAAGATCACCTACGCTGCCTACCACATCACCAATAGTGTCTGTAATTCCTGAAACAAGACCGCCCATATTAGTTACTCCACATATAAATATAGGCTTTAGAGCCGTTGTTTAACATAATTGTTTCCTTCTTAGTCCAACCTACATTTTCACCAAACTTAGCTAATTTACTGTTGTCTTCTGGAACTAAAGCAATTAGAGGAAGCGGTAGTAGGGATTGTAAAGTCTTTAAATCTTTAATAAACTCTTGTTTTATTTGAACTGACCACTTAAATACATTGGTATGAAACCACAGCTGATTGTCCCAAAACTCTAAGTACATCACATACCAAGGCCGGACAACTACTGGTGTCTTTACACTCTTAATAGCTTCCACAGTCAATGGTATAAGTACCGCTAATAGTTCCTGACAAAGCAGCATCAGTAGCGTCAGCTTTAGAGTTAACAGCTGTAGCGATAGCTTGCAATTCAGCAGTCACTTCAGTGCCCTTAACTAATTTAGATGGATTACCTGTAGCCAAGGCATCCTTAGCTGCAAAATCCGTTGCAATAGTGTAATTACTCATATTAGATTGTCCGTCCTAGTTTACAGAATACATCCATCTTCTGGACGCTTAACTCAAAATCACTGATATCCACTTCAATACCGAACTGGAAGACAGTACCGCTACCAGAGCCTTGAATACGTTGATTATCAAAGACAACACCTGCTGTCCATTCAGCTAAACCCCACTCAGCTGTACCATACTCAGATACTGACCTAGAACCCATAGTGATGTTTCTAGTCTGATATGCAAGGTTATAATCGAAGGCGTACTTAACGATAACGTCAGCTTGATTACCGCCTATAAGGGTAAAGCCTAACTTCTTCAAGATCTTGATTGCCTGAGCTTGTCCCAAGTCAAACCAGTTAGAGTAATAGGCCATACGATAGGTAGCTGTACGGTCTAGATTACCAGTGTAGTATCCTACATAGCTTGTGAAGCCCATGAGGACTTCTTTGGCTCTGTTGGAGAACAAAGCTTTAGGAACTAGACTCCACGTTGTAGCCCTTGCAGCACCGTTGGGGAGAACAGCCCTTGTATCAAAGCAATATGTTCTACCCTTAGTAGGGAATGTGATAAGGTAGAAAGCGTTGCTGTCCGAATATACAGACTTGATATTAGCCAAAGTTTCAACATCTAGATCCTCCACTAAGTCATCACGCACATTGGCGCTAATGTCACGGAAAGGAGCACTCTTCTCTTGGATAGTACGTGATAGACTACGTACACCGCTATCAGACAAGAAGATAACGTCAGTGCCTGTCAAAGCTACTGAATCTCTAGCACAGCAACCAATACCTGATACTGTGTCTGATAAGGTCATAGAGGCAGGGTCGTTAGCGTTTGCGTACACTAGGATCTGACGACGACCAAAGACATACAGGAATCCGTTGTGGGCAGCCAGAGCAATGATCTCGTCTGCACCGTTAGGCCACACCTCAGAGACATCCAAAGTACCTGAAGTACCTGTAGATACAATATGTCCCGCCAAAAGGTCGCTAAACTGAATGAGAGACTTAGAGGTCGCGTTATTAGCTGACCAGATACGACCAAAGGCGCTAATAGCACAGTTATTCTGAGCCACTGTACCAAGGGATCCTGTCTTCTCGTTAACACGCTTAAAAGTGGTTGTAGAGACAGCAGGATCAAACACTAAGGGATCATAACCAGCTTGGTACAAGTAAATGACTCCATTCAGAGGAGCCATTTGCCAGTTATTAGCTGTGATTGTAGGAGCTGTACCACCACCGCCGTATGTCAGAGTAGTCAAGGTAGTGCCTGATAGTCTAAACAGCTTGTTGTTGCCTGCACAGATAGTGTAGCTAGTACCATCGTTACCTATCAGCTCACCGATGGCCTGAATAGGGTTACTACCTAAGTCAGTGCTTGTTGTGTTCTTAGCCAACCAGCCTTTACGAGCACCAATACGACCAAACTTATCAATTACACAGTTATTAGCAATCGTGGCAAACCCTGACTCAAGAGTTACAGAACTATCTTGAGTATTGATCCCCTTAAAGCCGGGGGCTGCAATGGATGATCCTACGAGTTGTTCAGCCATGATTAGGGCGCAGTCCAGTTCATCTCTTCAGAGTAACGATTACGCTCAATAGCAACTTCGTTAGCCAAAGAATTCTTGTACAGAGCATAAGCCTCTGAGGAAAGGTTTCCACCATCTTCACCACGTTCAGCGATAGCCTTAGCGTAAGCCAACATAGACACCAAGTGAGAAGGAACCAAGATACGAGTTGTGTCTGTAGTCAGTTCAGCTTGTGGGACAACCAAGTTAAAACGGATGGTAAAGGCACCTGAAGGACGTTGGTACAGGTCAACCTGAGTATCACCACTAGCATCTACACCGTTGAAATTGTAGTACATAGGAGAGCCACGATCAGTATCTGCTGAAAACAGGAACTGCTGTGTCATCCAATGTGTAGGAGCATTCTGGAGAACAATGTTGTCAGTGTCGTTCACAACATCAATCACACGGAAGCGAGTACCCGCACCTGTGAGAGTGTAGTTATATGTTCCAGCAACTGTGTTCACTGTGACAGTGGAAGACAAAACATTCCACTCAGTAGCGTCCTCAACCTCACGCTTGGCATCATTAACCAAGACACCAATCATAGAGGAGTAAGGTGTGTCGTCTACGCTCTGTACTGTAGGTTCACGCAGCCTACGGAGCACACTGTTAACTGTATCTAGGTATGTAGCCATAATATATTAAATACCTTCTTTCTTTTCAACTTCAAAGGTACAGATATAAGAGAATGTGCTACCAGTTTCTGAAGTCATTTTAATTGTGTCTCCAGCCTCTAACACCATGTAAGCTCCACCGTCCATCTTCAGGAACTCTTTAGAGTTTACTGTATACTGGTTGAGAATATAAATATCTGTACTTGCACTAGCATCACGCCATACTACAGTCATGTGCTTAGTAGATCCAGTACCGTTCAACAAGTACATCAAGTTCCACTTAGCGTAATAGCCAGTTGGAACTGTATAGACTGTTGTTTCGGTGTTAGCTGTTAAGTTACCACCTACGGTAATTGATCTCATTTAGCTTTCTTAGCCTTGTTCTTAGCTGTACGCTGTCCACGCATGGGCATGTTAGCCTCTGACATTGCAATAGCAATAGCCTGCTTACGGTTCTTAACCACAGGGCCGCCTTTACCGCTATGGAGAGTACCTTCTTTGTACTCACCCATGACCTTGCCTACTTTGTTTGTCTGTTTCTTAGTTGCCATGTGTACTATCCTATCTTAATTTTTACTGTTTGTCAAGAGTTTTAGTTACATCTTGGTAAATCTGGTACACTTTATGACCAATCATAATCACAGTGTAAACTAATGTAGCCCAAAGTACTAACTCACTTACCTGAAAACCAGCCACTGTAGCCAACGATACACTTACAGGAGGCGCAGTCTTAGTTATTACAGCCGCTGCTGTTTCTGCTTGCTGGTCAGTCACGTTTAGGCCTCCACTGACCAAGGCAAACCATTAGCAGACACTGGGGCCTTCTGAGCCTCAATTTGGGCCTCTAGAGCAGCTTCTACAGTCTCTTTGTCTACCTTAGTCCACAACCAACCAAGAACTGTTTCTTCAGTCAGAGTGTCGTAGCTCACGAATGAGTCACCACGTTCTAGGACTTGTGTGTTCACGATACCAGCAGAATAGTCACCATCTTCTGCTGAAGCACCCCAATGCACTACGGTTACAAGACCGTCAGAGGTTTGGCGTTCCAAATTGTTAATAGACCATACGATGTTCATGCTTGACCTTTCAATGCGGCTACATCAGCCTGTAATTGAGTGATGATGGCTTGCTGCTCCTGAATTGCCGCTGTGAGTGTTGCAACCAAGAAGCTGGTGTCGATGCCTTGGTAAACGGGGTTTCCGTCAGCGTCCACAGCGTCTTTTTCACCGATAACGCATTCAGGCACAACCGATTGCAATTCGTGAGCAATGAAACCCTGTCCGTCAGAGCCGTCAATCTTCCATTTATAGGTGACTGGTTTGAGTGCAGCGACCTTTGCCAACGCACCCGTCATAGGCGAAATGGTGTTCTTCAAACGGTAGTCAGACGACGTGTTGTAAGCTGTTGCTGAACCGCTGGTTGTAATAGTTCCAACAATACCGTTAGGGTTTACAAATGAAATCTGTTGTTGGCTTGTCGTTGCACCTGTTTCAGCTCTAAACGCAGGATATGAATTAGCCACACCAGAGGAGACAACCCTACCCACGTCAGTTCCAGTTGTAGTCCCCACCAGAAGTTGACCGCTGGAGTTGATACGGGCGCTTTCATACCAGCCTCCGTTATATCGATCAAATGCCAAAGCATTTCCTGTAGTAAGGCGCAAACCTTGAGATATGCCACCACCAGCGCCCAAACCAAATGAGAGTGTGCCAGCAGTATCTGATTGTTGTACCGAGGTAATCTTGGCTGCGGTATATCCAGTACCGCCAACCATGAAATTCCCACTAGCATCAAGCGTCATTGCTTGGGTGAAGGTGATGGCGTTACCTGCTGTGCCTGAGGCAGCTATTTGCCACTGATGCGATCCGTTTTGTTGGCTGTATAAAGTGGCGTATCCGTTGTTGATGTATTTATCACCAGAGTTGTAATACCAGTTATTTGCAAGCCACCAACGATTTGAGCCAGATTCAGCAACCCAAGCACCTGCCTGACCAACCTGTAAAGTTTTGCCAAGAGTGTTGTTTGTAGGCGTAACACCTAAACCTAAGTTGCCAGAACTATCAACCCTAGCTCTCTCAGTTCCACCAGTAGTGATGCCAACAGTATCAGCAGCAGGGAAGAAAAGACCTGTGTTGGTGTCTCCATCGTTAGTCAAGGTAGGAGCACTTGCTGAACCGTCAGGAAGGGTCAGGATAGATGGGTTAGTACCTAGTTCAACGACAGTACCTGAAGCGTTCTCAGTGAAGATACGCTTATCGGTGACGTTAACAGCTAACTCACCCTGTACTAAATCACTAGATGTAGGTACAGCTGAGGCTGTAGAGCTATTCTTAATTTTAATTGTTGCTGCCATGTTTCATAGTTCCCTATTTAATAAGTACCGCCATCTATCACGCCAGATAGCTTAGAAGCGTCTAGAGTAGACGAAGAAGTTAAATAACCCGCTGAAGCATGGTTTCCCCATCCGTAAGCAGTGTCCCAATTAGTTTGACTTGTAGTTGTAGGTATTGAATACCCTGCTGTAAGCGTCACAGCTAACGTGCCTGAAGTAGTAACTGGACTACCTGATACAGACAATCCTGTTGGAACAGTCATTCCTACGCTAGTGACAGTACCTGTAGTGCTTGAAGTACCTGCACCGATAGCAGTCCTGAAGTCTGAGGCACTAAGAGCACTTACAGTGTTGTCAGCGTTAAGACGTACAAAAGTAACTGCTGATGGGTTAGTCAGCGTGAAAAGATTACCGCCAACTGTAGTAGCGCCTAAGCTAGTTCTACCTGTGGAGGCTGTCAAACCAGTTGAACCGCCGTCCCACTTCAAGCGATCAGTGTACGCAGTATCCCAGTTAGTCTGACTTGAGGTAGTAGGAATACTGTAACCAGCAGTCAAAGTAACAGCTAAAGTACCTGCGCCTGTAATGGGTGTTCCAGATACTGAAAGACCTGTAGGAACTGACATGGCAACACTTGTTACAGTACCTGTGTAAGTCTCAAACTGTAGGGCAGTATCCGCCTTAGCCCCCTGTGCAGCTGTAGCGTAGTCAGTAGAGGCTGTAGTAGCCGCTGTGCCCAAACCGAGGCTTGTACGACCTGTAGAGGCATTTAAACCTGTACTTCCACCATCCCACTTGAGTCTATCTGTGTAAGCTGTGTCCCACTCAGTCTGTTTAGCTGTAGTAGGGATAGCGTAACCAGTAGCGTAAGTTACAGCCAGTGTACCTGAAGTAGTTACAGGGTTACCAGAGACAGCCAATCCTGTTGGGACAGACATATCCACTGAGGTAACTGTACCTGATCCAGCGTTAGAGTTAACCCAGTTAGTGCCATTAAACTGTAAACCTTGACCGTTGGTTGCACTTGTGATGACAACATCAGTCAAACTATCCAAGTTAGTAGGAACTGTGGGTTTGTTACTCAGGTCATTGTATGAGCCTGTAGTAGCTACTGTAGCCAAGTCACCGGGTTGTACAGCTGAGTCAGCTAACGTACCTTGTGCAGCTGTTGCAAAATAACCTACATCTTCAGCGGCTGCTGTGCCCAATGTGGGCTTATTCGTCAGGTCATCATAGTCACCTGATGTAGCAACAGTAGCTAAGTCAGCAGACTGAATAGCTGTGTCAGCTTTAGCGCCTTGAGCAGCAGTAGCGTAATCTGAGGCAGAGGTGGTAGCAGCAGTGCCAAGACCTAAGTTAGTCCTAGCGCCAGAGGCCGTATTAGACCCTGTACCTCCTTGGGAAATAGCGATAAGGATAACTTCGGACTCAACAAGCCCATCTAAGCTTCCTCCATCACCCCTGTATATTGCCATTTATTATTTGTCCTTAGTGTTCTTAGGTGGCCTACCCATACGCTTCTTTGTGGGCTGAGGAACTTCTTCTTCATAGTCCTCATCTTCTTCAACCCACTCGTAGCCGTCGTGACCTTCCATACTGTCAATATCTACTTGTTGAGTAAATTCGACGATGTTCCCTGAAACCAGACATCTAAATTTAGCCATATATCACTTCTCTTCTTTCTAAAAACTACACCTTGTAGTCTTTAAAAAGCCCCCTCTTCCCGTATAAGATAGAAAGAAGGGGTAAAACTCTTATTATTGTTTTTATCGGTTTTATCTTAGTTATTAACCCAAGCGTCCAACAACCACGCGAACGGTTGTAGAAGCCAAGTCAACAGTACCAGCAGATTCGTTCTGGATACGGATAGTCACGGTATCAGCAGCGCTGACATAAGCAGTAGCTGTAACGCCAGCCAAGCTCACGCCAAACGAGAAACCGATAACGATGTCGCCCAAAGCAACGCCGGGGACAGTGATTGTGTCAGAAGAACCAGCACCGTCGGACAATGAATCTGCATTCAGAGTACCGGTAGCTTTCCACATTTCAGAGAACATGCCCTGAAACTGCTTGGTTCCACGCTCAACCACAACAGAGGTAGCAGCAGCCATGATTATTTCCTTTAAAGTCTAATTGATTAAGTTAAGAAGAGAGGCCCCGAAGCAGTTACCTGTAACGAGGCCAATCTAGTTCAATTAGGCAGGAACAACCAGAGCAACAGCGCCGTCGTCACGCAACTCAGCCACGCCGTACAATGTATCAGCAGTGAACAAGTTAGCGAGGAATTGCTGTTGGTATTGAGTCTGCGAACGCACACCCATTTGTTCCACCAACACGAAGGCGTCACGGTGGCCCATCAAGCAAACACGTGCTGGTTGAGCAGTGCCCGAACCGTCGTTAGCGTCGTTAGGGGTATCAGCGTTGCTAGACACAAACACAGACACGCCATACAAGCTACCAACTTCACCGTTACGGATGGTGTTGCCTTGACCAGCTT